TGAACCTTCTGTATCTGTTACAGGGATATCTGTCGAGATCTTTTCAAAATTTTTCTTATTTGTCGTATCCCCTTCTGCATCTTCTGAACCTTCTGTATCTGTTACAGGGATATGTGTCGCAATAGGAATAGGTGTCGCAATAGGAATAGGTGTCGCAATAGGAATAGGTGTCGAGGCCTTTACGAAATCAACAGGAGCTGGAGGTGCAGATGGAACTATAATTCCATTATTTTTATTCAATGTACTTACAATTTCTGAACTTTTTTGTGGATTACTCTTTGTTATTTCCCTTATATGTTTTAATAAATTTGTTCTATTTTCTATAAAATTTTTAGAAAAAACTCCTTTATTTTCTTTTAATGCAAACATAAGATCATCATAATTAAATCCAGTTTTTACTAATTTTTGTATATTATCTTTAGTTTGGGCTGATAAAATAATCTCATCTTCTTCTCTTCCTGTTCCGCCTGCTTCTTCTTCATCTTCTTCTCTTACTGGTACTCCTGCTTTTTGTTTCAATTTTTTTGTTTTTTTTTGTTTTTGAATTTTTGTAGTTAATTTATTGTTTTTATTTAATTTTGATTTTTTAGTTGTTTTTTTTAAATAAAAATTGTTTATCATATACACATATATAATATTTTTATATTATAAAATTACTATATGATATCCTCCCTAATTAAAGTATGGGGCGTTCTTTGGTTTTTACATAATTACAAAAAAAATGATTGTAATATTGTAATTATATATAATTAGAACCCTAATACATATATATATATATATAGTTAAAATGGATATAGTGAAAATGGACAAAGAAAAAATATATCAAATATATGATTGGTATACTTATGATGAAGAAATAGATGATTATTCGGATTCGGATTCTGATAATGATTTACAAATAACTAACAAATTTATTGCGTATATGTTTTGTATTACTGAACAAGGCGAAAATGTAAGTATAAAAGTTGAAAATTTTACACCTTTCTTTTGGGTTGAATTACCAAATAATTGGAAAGAGCATTGGACAATACCTTTTATGAATAATATACAAAGCAAATTACCAAAAAGGGTTCGTGGAGAATTTCTTACAAATCGTTCTTTAAAACAATCATTAAGATATAGATATAAATTTGGAGGTTATCAATGGGGAAAAAAAAGACCATTCTTACAATTAGTTTTTCTTAGTGAAAATTGTATGAGAAGAGCATATTATCTTTTAAAAAAACCATATAATTATACTCAAGCAAATATATTTAATCATAAATTTCCAATTTATGAAAAAAATATTCCTCCAATATTACGTTTAATTCATTTAAGAAAGTTAAATCCATCTAGTTGGATTAAATTAGGAAATACAGCAAGATTAATAAATTCATCTGTTGCAGAAACAGATTTCAAATATAATTATACTGTAAATTGGAAAGATATTTATAAAGTTGAAAAAGATACAATTGGTCTTTTAAAAATTGCATCTTTTGATATTGAAGCAGATTCTAGCCATGGAGATTTTCCAGTTGCTAAGAAAGATTAATATAAATTAGCAATGAATATTTATGATGAATCTCAAAGATTAAAAAAACAAAAAAAAAGAATATGTCCAGCACTTATAAAACGATGGATTAATGTTGCTTTTAGGGAATATACACAAACAACATTTGATATTAATATCAAATCATCTATTCATAATATTATTTTAAAAGATCCTTCTAAATTAACATTTGATAATTTAGAAGATATAAGTAATAATTGTTATCGTGAATTAGGAAAACAGGATTCTAAAACAGGAAAAGAAATTGTATCATCTTTGACAGAAATATTAAATAATTATTTTCCAGAAGTACAAGGAGATAAAGTTATTCAAATTGGTACTGTATTAAACCAATATGGAAATGAACAAAATTCAATTATTCGACATATTGTAACTTTAGGTGGATGTAATTCTATTGACAATGCAACAGTAATATGTTGTAAAACTGTAAAGGAATTGTTTATAGAATGGGTTAAATTTTTGAATAAAGTTCAACCAAATATTTTAACTGGTTATAATATTAATGGATTTGATTTTAAATTTTTGTGGGATTGTGCAGAAGAATTCAATTGTAAAAGTATTTTAGAAAATCTTGGAGCATTCAAAAATAAAAAATCTGAATATGTTGTTAAAGAATTATCATCAGCTGCATTAGGACATATATTTAATTACTATATTGATATTCCTGGTATAGTTGGCATAGATTTAATGAAAGTTATTCAAAAAGATTATAATTTGTCAAATTATTCATTAGATTCGGTTTCAACCGAATTTATTAATGGATTAATTACAAATGTAGAACATGATAAGTTAAATTCAACAATGATACTTAAAACAACAAATACTTTTAGTCTAAAAGTTGGGAATTATATTGCTATTTATGAAGCTTCTATTATTGGTAAAGAATATATTGGAGACAGAAAGAAAATATTATCAATTCTTGAAAATACCAGTATTACTGTTGAATTATGCGATAATGATTTAAAAATACCTACAAAACCAAAATCATATTATTGGTCTGTTGGTAAAGATACTGTAAGTCATCAAGATATTTTTGCAATGCAAAAAGGTTCTGATGCTGATAGAAGAATTGTTGCAAAATATTGTATTCAGGATTGTGAATTATGTTTAAATTTAATACAAAAATTAGAAATTATTACAAATAATATTGGTATGTCAAATGTTTGTTTAGTACCATTTTCGTATTTATTTTCTAGAGGGCAAATGATTAAAACATTAAGTTTAGTATCCTCAGAATGTTTAAATTTACATTATTTAATTCCAGAATTACCTAAACCTCCCGAAGATGTCAAAGATTCATATGAAGGAGCAGAAGTTTTAGAACCATCACCTTCTATTTATTTAAATGAACCAATTAGTGTTTTAGATTATGGATCATTATATCCGTCTTCAATGATTGGAACAAATATTAGTCACGATACTATTATAATTGATAAAAAATATCTTGGAAAAAGTGGAGAAGAATTATTAAATAAATTATCTATACAGTTTGAAGATGTAACATATGATAATTATATATCAATTCTAGTTGGCAAAACATGGAAAAAAAAAATTCATAAAACAAATCCACAAATAACATGTAGATATGTTCAACCTCCAAAAATTGACGGAGAAATCGATAACAGTCATAGAGGTATTTTACCTAAAATTTTAATGAAATTATTAGAAAAACGTAAAAATACTAGACAACTTATTAAAACAGAAAAAGATCCTTTCAGAAGATCAGTATTAGATGGTTTACAGTTAGCTTATAAAGTAACTGCCAATTCTTTATACGGAGGAGTAGGTGCAGCCGTTAGTGCATTATATTATAAAGATATTGCAGCATCAACAACTGCAGTAGGTAGACAACATTTGCATTTAGCAAAAGATTATGTTAATAAACATTTTCCAAAAGCAAAAGTTGTATATGGGGATTCTGTTGTTTCAGATACTCCTTTGTTATTAAAACAAAATAATAAAATTATCATAATGACTCCAGAAGATTTATATAATCAATTTCAAAAGATTGGTCCGTTTCAAGATGATGAATATATGAAATCATATACAGATTGTATCGGATATGATGTGTGGACTGATTCAGGCTGGACAAAAGTTAACCAAATTATGAGACACAAAGTTAATAAAAAAATTATTAGAGTATTAACTCATGGCGGATGTGTCGATGTTACAGAAGACCATTCGCTGTTAGATAACAAAGGTAATGCCGTTACACCAAACAATTTGGTTGTTGGTGACTAATTATTACTATCATTCCCAAAAGAATTTGATAATGTGAATTATAATACAAAGATTAGTCCAGGATTTGCTAGAATTTTAGGATTCTTTATGGGAGATGGAACTTGTGGATTTTATAAATGTCCCTCTGGAGATAAATCATCTTGGAAAATTGTAAACAAAGATATTGTTAAAATCAAAGAATATTTAGATTTATGTTCAAAAGAAATTCCCGAATTTGAATGGAATTTTTACAATACCAAAAATAAGGATTCATTCATTTACAATTTAGTATTCTCATCAAACGTATATGGTAAAAAACTGGAATATATTAAATATTTTAGAGATTTGATGTATCATAATATTACAAAGTCGAAACAAGTCCCGAGTATTATTTTAAACAGTTCAATAGAAATTAGAAAACAATTTCTTATTGGGTTGTACGATGCTGATGGACAAAAATCAATGCATGGTGTTCATAAGACATTTGATTGTATAGGAGTTACATCTCAATCTAAATCATCTTGTGGCTGTTCTATTGATCAAAAAGGCAAAATTGCAGCATTTGGTATTTATACATTGTTAAAATCAATCGGTTACAATGTTTCGATCAATACAAGGGATTCTAAGCCAAATGTATATAGAATTAGCTTTACAAATAGTAAATTGAGAAAAATTGAAAACAAGATTAAGAAAATAATTGAATTAAATTATGATGAGCAATATGTATATGATTTAAGTACAGAAAATCACCACTTTCATGCAGGAGTTGGTTCGTGTATTGTTCATAATACTGATTCGATATTTGTAAATTTTAATCCTATTTCCGATAATACAAAAATAGTTAATCAAAAAGAAGCGATTCAATCATCTATAGATTCATCAATTCAAGTAGAAAAAGGTATCCAAAAATTACTTCAATATCCACATAAACTGGAATATGAAAAGACTTTTTATCCATTTATTTTATTAAGAAAAAAAGGATATATTGGTAATAAATACGAATTTGATTTAGACAAATTCAAACAAACTAGTATGGGTGTTGTTACAAAAAGAAGAGATAATGCTCCAATATTAAAATACATATATGATGCTATTATCAAAAAAATTATCAATGATAAAGATATTGACAGCGCTATTCAATTTTTGAACCAGAATATACAAGAAATATTAAATGGTACATTTCCAATGCAATATTTTATTATTACAAAAAAACTTAAAGCTCAATATGCTAATCCAGAACAGATTGTACATAAAGTGTTAGCAGATAGAAGAGCTGAAAGAGATCCAGGTAATAAACCGCAATCTAATGATAGAATACCGTATGTATATATCAAAACTAAAAATATACCTAAATTACAAGGAGATAGAGTAGAAGATCCGGATTTTATTACACAAAATAATTTAAAAATTGATTACTTATTTTATATTACAAATCAAATTCAAAAACCTGTGTGTCAAGTTTTTGCACTAGCATTAGAAGATTTGAGAAAATATGGATATAAAAAAGAAACAGATTATTTTACAAAAATTGAAAAAAAACTTAAAAATGATAAAAAAGATCCAGCATTTATAAGAGAAAAAATTATGAATTTAAAAATGGATGAAGTATATAATGTTCTATTCAAAAAAATAGTCCAAGTTGAAGAAGGTAAAAAATATGGCCAAAAACAAATTAGTGATTTCTTTTCAAAAAAATAATTTATTAAAATTAAAGATTAAAATTAAAGATTAAAATTAAATAATTTAGAAAAAATGATTTAATTTTGATCTTTAATTTTTTTTTTTATATTTTAACAAATTATTATTAAATAGATAATTAAAATGGAGAGTAATATGTTATCTCCACCATGTACACCGCGAAATTCTCCACCATGTACACCGCAAAAATCTAATAATGTTTTGATTACAAATGCACCTCCGGATGCACAAAAAAAAAAATATAAAATAAATCAAAATATTAAAAGAGAAATAGATAGAATAATCCAAATGGATATTGATAAATCAAATAAAATTACACTTCTTAAAAATTTAGGAATTAATGATGATGTAATTATAAATGAAATTATACCTTTTGAATTTAATGAAGAATCTTCAATTAAATTAAAATTAAATTTCTGAAAATTAAAGAACTAAAAACTATTAAAACTAAAAAAAAACTTAAAAAGTAAAAAACTAGAAAAAAATAAAAAAACAAAAAAAAAGAAAAAAAGTAATGCCACCATTGTATATTATGTAATAATATACTCTGCCGGGTCCCAAGTCCGGAATAATAAAGCAGCAGAGGGGAAAAGTTTAGTTTTAAATTGTTTTTT